CACCCGGCGAAGCGGCGAGCGAGCTTCTCCTCCAGGGGCGTGTCGAACCCTCGGACGGCCTTGCCCGTCTCCTTGCCGAGCACGGGCGGCGGCGGGGGCGGCTCCTCGACCGGGGGTGGGGCGCCCAAGATCGGCTCCACGTCGCAGACGCAGCCCCCGTGGTCGCCCGGGAGGAAGTGCGAGCGGACAGGCCACCCGTAGGTGTTGGCGAGGCGGTCGTCCTCGAACGACTCGAACACGAGGCCATCGAGGCGCTGGTGGGGCTCGAAGGGGTGCATGCGGATGGCGGGCCCGTAGATCCACCTGTACCGGACGACCTCCACGCCCTCCGAGGCGAGGGCGTCCCGGATGCGCTCCCCGACGCCGATGCCCTCCACCCGGTCCCCGACACTGATCCACGCCTCCCCGTTCCGGAGTGTCTCGTCGGTGAGCACCCGGACCGGGCTCCCCCCGGCGACGTTCATCGCCTGGCGGACCATCCCGGCCGGGATGAAGCTCGTGGGGTCGCTCTCGCCCACCCCCGTGTACTGGCCGGTGGACGGGTCGTACAGGCGCAGATCGGCGAGGCCCGTCATCGCCTGCTGGACCCACTTCCACGCCGTGCCGAGGTCGTCGGCCTGGCGCAGCTTCAGCGTCTGCCGCTGGGCCGTCGAGAAGCCCCCAGCGATGCGCCCAGCGGCATCCACGGCCTGATCCTGGGCCCGGCGGCCAAGCCCCATGAACGAGAGTCGGAGACGGCTCCAGTCGTACTCCACTCCGGCGGCGGCCACCACCGCTCGCCCGAGCAGAGGAGCGACGTCCTCGGGGCGAGCCTGCAGAGCGCTGAGCACCCCGAGCTTGCGGGCGGTGTTGCGGAGCTTGTTCGCTGTCCGCTCCAGCTCCCGGTCCAAGGCGGCGTCCATGGCGGCCCGCCACCGCACCCGGAGCTCTTGGTCAATCGCCAGGAGCTCTCGCCCTCCGTCGATCACCCTTGGCGCTGTCGTGGCCCCGGCCGTCAGCGCCAGCGGCTGCCGGGGCGTCAGATGTGGGGGCGGCTCGCCACGGGCCTTCGCCTGGTGCCACTTCAACAGGAGAGCGGCGGCCTGCTGCGGGCTCTGCTCGGCGATCGTCTGCGTCTCGGCCACGCTCAGCTCCACGCCCACCTCGGCGGCCAGGTCACGGAGGAGCTGTGCGGTCAGGCCCGGGTCGATGGCACCCCGGCGGTACGCCATCCGCAACAGAAGCTCCTCGGCGTCGGGGGCGTCCTCCTCCGTCCAGCCACGCTTCGCTCGCCAGCTGGCCGCCTTCACGAGGCCCTCGGTCACGCCGAAGTCGGCGCTCTCCTCCGGGTCCGGGTCGGCGATCAGGGCAGACGGGTTGAACCACGCCACGATGCGCTTCTGCCAGTCCTCCGGGATGGCCGGGTTCTCGATCAGGTGCGGCTGGTAGAAGCAGTAGGTGATGGCCGTCACCATCGACACGGCCGACGGGCGCAGGTAGTCGTCGAAGGTGTCCTGATCGACCTGCTTGGCGTTGGCGAACGTGGTCTGCTGGTGGCCCATGACCTTCTCCACAGGCAGCGGCAGGCCCCGGGCGATGCGGTCCACTCGGGCGGCGAGACGGGCCTCCGTGGTGGTGTCGGCCTCACGGGCGAGGCTGACCCGTCTGATCTCCTTCAAGAACTCGGCGGCGCCGTGGACGGTCAGCGGGTACTGGCTGGCGAAGCTCCCCGGCACCATGCCGTCCTGAATCGCCATCTCGAGCATGACGTCGAACGGGTTCCGCTCGGCGTCCTTGTCGGACGGCGTGTACCCGGCGGGCCACTCGAACTGAATCTCGTTGGGGATGAGGAGCATGCCCGCTGGCAGCGTCGACAGCGCCTCGGTGATCACCTGCTCGTTGAGGGTGATGGCGGCCCGAGTGTCGGTGCGGAGGCGGCGGAGCGGGCTGTCGGGGAGAGCGGCCCACTGCGGGTGACGGGTCCAGTACCGTTCGATGTAGTCGTTGGCGGTCAGCTTGCGGCCCTCGGTGTCGCCCGGCTTCGCCAGGACCGTGTACTCCCCGTCCTGCTCCTTCACCTCCTGCGTCGAGGCGACCGCCCAGTACTCCTCGGGCTCGTCTCCGTCGGGGGCGTAGCCGACCAGGTACAGCTCCCCGGCGACCTGCATGTTGATCTCGTAGAGGCGCAGAATCTCGGCCTGGCCGCCAGCCCACGTGCGGAGACGGGCGAGCTCTGCCGTGGCCGCTTCGAGCACGGCGGGGGGGCAGGCCACCTTCTCGTCGGCGAGGGGGATGGGGTCGCCATCCGGGTTCTCCGGGTCGGCCACAGCGGGGAACAGGATCAGCTGCGCCATCAGGTCGCCCCGGTAGGTCAGGCTCTCGCCGATCTCGGGGACCTCGTTATACGCCTCCCACGCCTCCGCCTGCCAGGGTTGGGCGACGGCGGCGGCCCTATGGGCGGCGGCCCTGTCGGCGAGGTTGATGCGTTGAGCGGCGGCGACGATGCCGAAGTCACGCTGCTGCTTCCCCCGGGTCCGTGCCACCGGGCGGCATCTTACGCAGAGCCGAAGCGCTCCCGGAGGATGACGGCCCGCTCGTGCTCGTACAGGCGGCGCTCCTGGTCGGTCAGGCCGCCCCAGACGCCCACCTGCTCGGTGAACTCCAGCGCCTCGGCGAGGCACGGGCGGCGCTGCGTGCAGGCGGCGCAAACCACGAGGGCCATGTTGGCGTTGCGGGTGAGGGGGCCCCGGCCTCCCTGGCCGCCCGGGTTGTGGCACGGGCCCGTAAACCACTCCGGGTGCCGGTGGTTCGCACAGGCCCCGGCCTTCCACCAGTCGTTGCGAGACGGGGGGAGCGGGTTGGGGAGAGCTCGTGGGCGGCCGGGCAGCCCGTCAGCCACGGCGCTCGAAGCGGAGCCCGCCCCGGGGGCCCTGCGTGATGCGGTACCCGGCTGCGATCAGGGCGTCTGCGACCGTCTCGCACTCGGCGTCGATGGCGGCCTGCTGGTCGAGGTAGCCGATGGTGTTCCACTGCTCGGGGCCGACGCCAGCGGTCCACAGCGCCTCGGCGAACGCCTTGTCGCTGAGGGCGAAGGCGTTGAGGGGGTTGAGCCCGGCGTGCGTGCGGACCAGGGTCAGCATGGCCCGCCAGGACGGAGCTGTGCGGGGGCCGGTGGGGGTGGGCCGGTCGGCTCGGGCGGCGACACGGGCGGCGATGCGGGCCTCTCGGGCCTCGTCGTGCGGGAGCAGGTGCGTAGTCATCGGGCGGCCTCGGTGACCCGGGCGCCGCAAGCCTCGAAGGTGCCAACGTGGCCGGGGTGGCAGGTGACCGTGAAGTAGCCGCCAGAGCCGGGCGAGCGGTGGCCGCCCAGGTTCTCGACCAGTTGCTTGACCGACAGGTAGTGGCGGTGGTTGCGGCCGATGCGGACGGCGAACGTGCGGAACTCGGCGGCGTACCAGGCGGGGGCCGCTGTGGGCTGAGGTGTCATGACCTCAGGCTAACACGGGTTAGCCCCGGGCGTCTACGCCCCGCTACCTGCCCGTTCGGGCTCGGGCCCGGTACAGCACGAGGTAACCGACGACGGCGGCGAGGAAGGCGAACCCTTGGGCGAGGCGCATGGGAAGAACCCTACCCCCCGGCACTCCCGGCACGGCTTGTCGAACACAAGGCCACGCTCCTCGTGGAGGCCGTAGCCACGACAGCCCGGGCACGTCTCGTGGTGCACGACCCAGATGCCCTCCCAGCACGGGCTGCACCAGCATGAGGCGTCGAGAGCTCGGGTGGAGTGGAGGCGGCCCAGGGGTTGACCCGGGGCCCCAGGCACGTCGTGTCGGACGAGCAACGGTGAGGGCCCGGCCACGAGCCCCCACCGTAGCCACTGTCAGACCTCTACCCGCTGGGCGAGCCCCCGGAGCTGTAGCTGCTCCACGTCCATGCCCTGGATCAGACTCTCCAGCCTGAGGCACTGCCGGTCTATCTCGGCGGCGAGGCCGCATCGGGGCCCCACGGTGGCGACCCGGGTGCCGATCATGCCGGTGCCGTTGATCGGCTCGACCTGGCTGAGGACGGGGCCGATGCGACTCTCCAGCCCGGCCCGGGCGTCGAGGAGGCCCACCATGCCCTTCTCGGCCTCGTCCACGAGGTCGCCGAGGCGGCGGAGCTGTTGGTGCACCGATGGCTCCTGGGCCTCGGGGGAGACGCCCCGGTGCTCCCGGTACTCGGGGGCCTGCTGGCGGGCGTCCTGGCGCTCGTCGTAGGCGTCGCCAAGCGAGACGTGCGGGTAGGTGCTCACCCGAGCTCCTTCACGTACGGCGAGCCGGAGGTGTAGGTGCACGACTCCAGGCCGATCGCACACGCCTCCTCGAAGCGTGCCGCATCGACCTCGGGGGAGCTGTGCGCCTCCCCGTGCGGGGAGAGCCGGTTGGCGACGGCGCTGTGGTTCGTGTTGGCGTACAGCACCACGCTCGGGAGCTTGTCGCCCGTGACCGGATCGACTGCCGCCACGTACCCGTCGCATCCCTCGGGGATGTAGACCGGCAGCCACAAGCCCTCCACGGCGTTGCGGTACAGGGTGCCCCACTGCGTCTCGCCCGTGTCCCGGCCCGGCCACGGCGTGCCGTCGGCGGCGGCCGGGAACAGCCCGGCGATGTCGGCGCCCGGCTGCAGCTTGGCGTTGGCGTAGTAGCTGTACTGCCCCGTGCAGAACGGGTCGGTATCACTCATGATCATCCTCCGTTGGGTTGGCGTCTGGGGCCTCGTCGGGCCCCGGAGGCGAGCCTAGTGCGGAGGCGTCCAGCAGAGCCCCGGCGGCGTAGAGCAGCTGCCCTGCACAGCGGGACAGCTCCCCCGGCGTCGGGGTGCGAGCCCCGAACAGGCACTCGTCCAGCCACCCTCGGACGGCGGCCATGCGGTCAAGGGCGGCCTGGTTGAGCGCCCCCCACCCCGAGCCCACCTCGGGCGTCTCGGGGCCGCTCACAGGTTCGCCACCAGCCCGGCGACCTGCGAAGCGGCGAGAGCTCGTGCCAGCGGACGCCACAGCCCAGGTGCGACTCGTCTCGCCGCCACCACCCCGAGGGCGACCCACATGCCCGCACACCACGGGCACGTGATCAGCCGAGCGAGCTTGGGCGGGTTCCGGTCCGTCTCCACAGCCTCCTCCGGGCCGCCCCACTCCTCGAGCTCGGCCAAGTCGCCGGCACGTCCGTCTCGGGCGTAGGCCCAGCGGATGACGGCCTGGCGTGGGCCCTGGGAGATGACGTCGTGGGTGACGAGGCGGGTCAGCCGGGCGATGGCCAGGGCGTCCGTGGCGAGCTCTCCCTCCGGTGTCATCCCCACAGCGCCAGTGCGACGAACAGGGCGACGGCCAACAGCTCCCCGACGCAGGCGCCGATGGTCAACGCCAGCAGCAGGTCGAGGAGGCCGTCCACCCGGGTGCCGAGACGGTCGATCTTGCGACTGGCGGCCCCGGCCCGAGCTCGGCGGCCGAGGTCGAAGGTGGCGTAGCCCTGCCGCCACCCGTCTACTCCCAGGGGCCCCAGCCGCTCGGGCCCCTGACCACGGCCACTGTCATCAGCACGTCCGTCAGACAGTCCGGTCCCACGATGTCGGCCCACGAGTACCCTCCCCATCCGGCCCAGCCCCGAAGGTACTGGAACAGGCCTGAGGCGGTGCTGGTGGGGTTGTCGGCCGAGCAGGCCGGGCCCCGGGGGGGTTGGCTGTCCACCAGCCGGTAGCGGGGATCGCACGGGTCCACCCGCTTGCCGTTCACCATGCTGCGCCCCTTGTCGAGGCCGCCCTCACGGCATGCGACGTACAGGGCCTTCTCCACGTTGGCGGCGCCGAGCTCGGCGAAGGCGACCTTGATCAGCTGGTGGGGGGTGAGGTCAGCCATCCAGCGGAGGTCAAGCGGAGCGGGCCCCTCGATTGCCGGAGTGGCAGTAGGCGGCGGAGGTTGCGCCTCTGGCTGGGAGCTCTCCTCCCGGAGGACAGGGGCGGCCTGGGCCTCGGCGACGGCGGCCAGGATGGCCTCTGCCGTCCCGAGGTCAGGGCCGTCGGCGTCGTGCCCGGGAAGCTCCCGGAGAACGGCCGGGCCAGGCTGACAGGCAGCCAGCCCGGCGCACAGCATCAGAGAGAGGGCGGAGACGCCCTGGCGCCACCTCAGCCGCTCGGTTGCCGTGCGCCCACGGCGGACTCGACTGGCAGGACCGGGAGGGTGAGCATCAGATGCTCTACAGCCCGGCGGGTCAGACAGATGCGGCCGTCCACAAGCTCGGCCTCCACGCCACGGCGGGCGAGGGCCTGAACTTGGGCGTCATCCCAGAGCCGTGAGGCTCGGGCGACGTCGTCGGCGCTGGGGGCGCTGAGCGTGGACTGGGGCAAGGTCTGGGCTCCGGCCGGGGAGGTTACCGGCGGGGTGGCGGCGGTGTCTACCACCCTCGCCTCGGGCTCCCAGCGGTCCCCGGCGTCGGGGCACAGCGACAGCGTGCTGCCGGAGTCCCACTGGACGTAGAGCGCCATCGGGAACACGGCGGAGACGTGGCCGCCCGTGACGGTCCCGAGAGCTCCCGGCTCCAGGTGGGTGTACGGGTCGGTGCAGCACACGAGACGGATGCGGTCGCCCACCCGGTAGCGGCGGCCCTCCGGGTCGGTGTAAGTCTTGGTTGGGGTCAGGCTCATGAGTGGAAGTCCACGAGCGACAGGATGGCGTCGGGGCTCTCGGCGAGCACGAGCTTGGCGAACGTCTCGGGCCACGTCTTGCCCTCGGGCAGGCCCTCACCCCAGGCGTCGGGGTTCTCGTGCCACTCGCCAGAGCTCGTGAGGACAGCGAAGCAGGGGCCGGTCGCCTCCACGTTCAACTCGGCCCGGCGGCATTGCAGGACCATCGTGCCGTCGGCCGTGACCAGGGCACGCTCGGTGTAGCGGCCCCCGAGCACGTACCAGTCCCAGTGGGCCTCGGCCCCCGGGCCTTCAAAGTCGAACGGGGCGAGCGCCCTGTCGTAGTCCCCGTCGTCCGTGACGACGAGGCAGCGTGCGTGGGTCATGGGGAGTCTCCTTTGGCCCCGAGCTCTCGCCCGGGGCCGTCGTTGGGGTTGCGTTGGGGGTTGGGGTGCGTCTGGGGGCGGGCCAACATCACCAGCCCTTCTGGGCGCACTCGGGGCCGAGCCCGAGGGTGCGGCTCGTCTCGTCGGTGAGGTGCCGGTTGCAGCGGCCACAGCGGCCGATGGCCCGTCCGTAGGCCTTCGCTGCGTCCTGGGGGCCGAAGGCGGCGATGGCGTCGAGGGCCTGGCGGGCTTCGGCCCCCCGGACCCTGGTGTCCTCGTGCCCGCCGATGACCCGGCTGACGAAGGTGTACCCGGCCCACTTGCCGTCGGTCGGGACGTCTACGGCCCAGAAGTCCAGGTCGTTGTTGCCGGTCCGGGAAGGGGTGGCGTAGTGGCCTGCGGGGACGGTCGGGGCGGCCGGGGTGCCGGTGCTGCGAGCCGTCTTGGCGATGGCGACGATGGTGGCCTCGGCGAAGCGGGCGAGGACAGCTCCGGCCGTCTCGACCTTGGTGGTGCCGTCACGCTTGGCGACCGTGACCTCGGTGCCCTCGGCGGGGACGGGGCCCGTCACCTGGAGCGCCCAGACGTCCTGGTGCTTGCGGTAGGTGACCGTGGTGACCGTGGGCGTCTCGGGCTTGGGGGCCGGGGTGGCGGCCTTGGTGCCCCACTGGGAGCCCTGACGGCGGGCCGGGCCCTCGTGGACCTTGCCGCTGTGGGCGACGGTGGACTTGACCTGGCGCTCCCGGCGGGGCACCTCACGCCCGTCGAGCGGGAGGGCGACCGGGCGACCCTTGCCGGTGGCGACCCGGACCGTGTCCTCGAACAGCCCGGCCTCGTTGAGCATCCCGGCGGCGTGGAGGGAGTCCATGATGTGGCACGGGTCGGTGAGGCCGTAGACCTCGGCGTACAGGTCGATCAGCGTCTGCAGGCTGTTCTCGGGGTACTCGGCGATCGTCATTGCGGCCTCCTGGGGCTCTGTGGTCCCTCCAGACTAACCCGGGTTAGCCCCCGGCGTCTACCCGGCGGAGCCTGCCCGTTTACCGAACGTTCGTCGGGGTATCACCAGCGCAGTCCCCAGGCTGTGGATACGCTCGAAGGTGTGCGCCGTGGACGAGGAGGTGAGCCCGTGTTGACATCAGCAGACGTCTGCCGCCAGGCGGGCGTCACCTACCGGCAGCTGGACTACTGGCACCGCATGGGCCTCTACCCGGACGTCCCCGCACGCCCCGGCTCTGGTGTCTCCCGAGAGTGGCACCCTCGGCACGTGGCCGTCACGGCGCTGTGGGGCTGCCTGTTCCGGCTCGGGGCGGACTACTCCACGCTCGCCTCGATGGCGGAGTGGGCGATGGAGCTTCCGGGCCCGTGGGCTGGGGTGCTGGTGGTCACGCCCGACCCGGCTGGCGCCCGGCGAGAGCTCGGCGACACTCCGCACCTGAGCGAGGGCGCCGGTTGGGTCATCGACCTCGGCTGGTGCTGGGACCGGGCCGGGCAGCACGAGCTCGCCCTCGCCTGATGCGCCGTGTCCTGCTCGTCGCCTGCATCGCAGTCTGGCCGGTCGGCCTCTGGGTGAACGTCGTGGCTGCCGCTCCACGCCAGGCGCCCACACCCAAGGTGTCGGTCGGCATCTCCATCGACGCCAAGGTCGGGCGGACGGAGACGGCGATCAACTGCGTCGGCGACGGGAAGCACCAGACGGTCAACGGCGACGGCACCCTGTTCATGGAGAATCGCACGCCGCACACGATGCTGTGCTTCATCACGATCCGGCGGGTCGGCGACCCGGCCTGACCAACCCGGCCCGGGAGAGCTCCCCGGGGTAGCGTGGCTGGCCATGGCCGCCACCGCTGCTTTCAGGGCATCATCCGTCACGTTCGACCCGTTGAACGGCGGGCCGCAACGGTCCTGGGGCAAGGTCCAGCTCCTCACTCGTGGAGGCAAGCTGGCGCTCCGGTCCGCAGACGGCACCGTCAACGAGGAGGTCGAGGGCGTCCTGTCCGTCTCGAAGGTGGGGAACAGGACGTGGCGCATCACCACGGCGGAGGGCGCCTACACGGCGGTGCAGGACCGGACCGGGTGCCGGAGCTGTCGCTGATGGGCTGGGGTGAGCCCAAGGTCGAGCCTCAGCCAAGGGCCGGGGCGCCTCGCAACCCGGGCATCTACGAGGTCGGCGGCCGGAGGGTGGCCGACACGGGGCCGCCCATCCCCTGGCGGAACCACTTCCGGGCGTGGGCGATCGTCATCGCCATCGTGGCCGGAGGGTGGCTGATCCTCTCGGCCCTCCTGTGGGCCGTCATCAGCGTGGCTACCTGACCCTCCTGGGGCCGCTACGGGCCGGGCTGCCCAACGCCCCACCCCCACGCAACGAGGGCGCAGCGGCCAACCCAGGGCCCGTGTGCGGCCGGTTGGGCAACGGCCCTGCCGGAGGCGGGCCCGCAGTGGCCGGGCCCTTGGCGAGCTTCAGCAGCGCCTGGCTCGTCGCATCCACCTGATCGGCGTGCGACCCGTTCGGGAAGGCGGCCATCTCGTCCAGGTACCCGGGCAGCCACGAGGCCGTCTCGAGCACGTGGACGTTGCCCGCTTCGATGTACGGCACCTGCGCTCGGAGGCGCACCGCCTTGTCGCCCTTGACCGGGTTCCCCAACAGGCCGGGGAGGCCGTGCCGGCGGAGCTCCTGCACGAGAGCTCGCTCCGTCTGGGTCATGCCGAGCTCGTCGGCGTCGTCGTCGGACACCACGTAGGCGGGGGCGGCCTGGCGGAGGGCCTTCATGACCTCGGGGGCGTTGCCAGCCCACTCCACGTGGTGGGCGTTCACCTGCGGCCAGCGGACCTGGAGGAGGGCGATGGCGAGGATCGTCTTTTCCTGGCCCCACTTGCCTCGCAGCTGGTCGCACAGCCACATGTCGCCCCCCGTGCGGGCCCACACTTGCCCGACCACGAAGTCGCCCTCCTCCTTGTCCTTCAGCTTCAAGTCCCAGCTGCTGATCCACTCGTCTGCGTGCGGGGGGAGCTGTGCCTCCAGTCGGAACCAGGCCCGCTTGACGATGTTGCCCTCTTCGGGGGCGGGCCGCTGCTGCTCCATCGCAGCCCACAGGTACGAGCCGAGCACCACCTGGCGGGCCTTGACCTCCTCCTCGGGGAAGCGTCGGGCCTCCAGGAGCTCTCCGGGGGCCCGGCCGAGCGGGTCGGGGGTGCGCAACGACGGGTCCACGTTCAGCGGGTCGGGGGCCTCTGCGATGGCGGGGAGACGGATGTGGTGCCACTGGTCGGCGGCCGGGTCGGCGAGAGCGGCGTCGAGGAGCTTCCCTGTGATGTCGTCCCGGTGCCAGCGGGTACCGGCGTTGATGACCGGGCAGTGTGGCCCCTGGATGCGGAGGCGGCACTGCGAGCGGTAGATGGCCCAGGCGTGCTCACGTTGCGTCTCGCTGTGGGCCGTCTCCCAGCCCTTGAACAGGTCGTCCAACAGGAGCACGTCGGCCGGGTAGCCGGTGATCGCACCGTTGATGCCGGTGCAGTACATGCCTCCGCCCTGGTCCGTTTTCCACTGGCCCTTGGCGCTCCGGTCCTTGCGGAGGCGGAAGCGGAGGTCGGCGCTGTGGACCTCGGCGAGGTCACGGCAGTCGCCCCCGAGCTCCTCCGCCTTGTTGACGTCGTAGGTGACGTACATGACCCGGAGGCGAGGGTCGAAGTCGAGCGCCCAGAGGGCGTCGTCCATCAGGCCCGTCGTCTTACCCATCTGGCTGGGCAGGTTCTCGATCACCTTGGTGGGGCCGAGGCCCATGAGCGCCCGGGCGAACGTCTCGGACAGGAGCACCACGTACGGCCAGAGCTCCCGGCCGTCGAGGTGAGCCCACATGGCGGCCGGGTGGGCCCGCCAGCCTGTCTGCTGGTGGAGGGCGTAGGCCCGCTCCACCAGCGCCTTGTCCTCCACGGGGAGGGCGCTGAGGAACAGGGCCCGGCGGGCGGGCTTCATGCCGTGGATGACCGCCAACAGCTCGGCGGCCTGGGCGTCTCGGTTGGGCGCCCGGGCTGCCATGAGCGGGGAGCCTACGTGCCGAACTCCTGGGCCATGGCGATCAGCGCCTCCGTGCGCAGCGCCTCGTCGTCTCCGTCGTCGTGGGCGTGGAGGAGGCCCGACAGCGCCTCGGCGGCGAGCTGGCTCTTGCGGCCGTACTTGCGGGCGTGGCGGCGCTCCAGATACCAGGCGGCTGCCGTCCACTGCGGCAGGCTGACCTCCGTCACGACGGTGCGCTCCAGGACGTCCCCGGCGGCGTCGTACTTGATCGTCTCCCGGGTTGTCTTGAAGCCCCCTTCGGCGGCCCTCTGGATGATGGCGAGGCGGACGAGCTCTGCCTCGGCTTCGGCTCTTTCCAGTGCATCAACGAACTTGACGTAGGCGTCTCCGTCGTCGGTGGCGAGGGGTTTGCCTTGGGCGAGGAGGGCCCGGTTGAGGGCTCCCCTTCGGCGCCAGTTCCAGATGGTCTGCTTGGTGATGTTGGCGGAGGCGGCGGCGTCGGTGAGGTCGAGGCCGGTGCGGACCCGTTCGACTATCTGTTCGCCGAGGGTGAAGGGGACCATGTTGGTCACGCCGTCGGCGTCGGTGGCTTCCCGGTAGCGGACGACTTCGCTGATGCGGGAGGGCTGCCCGCCCTCGTCGGGGAGGGAGCTGTTGCGGGGGCGTGCCATGCGGGGGAGTGTACGCCTGGGGGGTGGAGACGCAGGAGAGCCCCCGGGCAGAGGACCGGGTGGCCGAGGGGAGGCGGCACGTGCAGTCGATGAGGCCCCCGAACAACGCTGCACGGGGCAGGCGGGCCGAACAGTCAGT